TCATGGAGATGAGCGGTGATTATGTTCCGCTGACCCAGCTGGCAGCTGTGCTGAAGAGGAAAGTTAGCGGGGGACTGCACGAGGTTGATGAAGACACAATCAATCTGCTGGCAAAGGGCGTGGAGGAATTACGGAACGACCTTGATAGCGGAGAGGAAGAATAATGCTTCCTGGATTTCAAGATCCTGGCTTGAACATGACGCCGCACCAGGCGTTCGACGAGAAGCAACTGCGTGTGCAGGCTCGCAGGAACTTTCTTGTCTATTGCCAGTATGTGGATGAGCGTTACGAAACACCGCGTCATATTCGTTTGCTGGCTTCGAAGCTTCAGCAGGTGGCTTTATATATTGCGAGCGGTGGCAAGCAGGGCATTGGGCGATTGATGATCCTGATGCCACCTCAGCATGGCAAGAGCCAGATCGCAAGCCGCAATTTTCCTGCATGGCTGCTGGGGCTGCTGCCAGACAGCCACATCATTTTGACTTCGTACGGTGAGAGCCTGGCAACGAGGCACAGTCGCTTCATCCGTGACCAGATCGTTGATGACCGATACCAGGCGATTTTTGGAACGAAGAGCGACAAGATGGTTCCTGTTGAGTTGAGCAGTGACAGCCGCTCGACTGAGAATTGGGATCTGGCGCGTCCTTATCGAGGTGGGGTCAAAGCTGCAGGTGTGGGCGGTGGTATCACGGGTCTGCCTGCGCATTTGTTCATCGTGGACGATCCGTTCAAAAATCGCGAAGAGGCGGAATCAGAGTCAAGGCGTGAGCTGGTGGGGGATTGGTACAAGAGCTCCAGCCGTACACGTCTTCGCCCGAATGCCGCGGTGGTGATCTTCCACACACGGTGGCACCCTGATGACCTGGCAGGGCGTTTGATGCAACTAATGGTCAGTGACCCGCTGGCAAGCCAGTGGGAGATCGTGTGTTTGCCTGGGCTGGCGATGGATGCTTATCCTGCAAGCATCGAAGAGCAACGGAAGAAAATGCGGGATGGAGTTTATCTGCCATTGGCAGATCCACTTGGTAGGAAGCCAGGTGAGGCGCTGTGTCCCGAGTGGTATCCCGAGGAATGGCTGATCGGGACGAGGGCAGATGTGGGGTTGTATGACTTCGAGGCGCTGTATCAGCAGCAGCCTTATCTCCTGCAGGGCAATATGTTCGAGAGGGATTGGTTCACGATCGTGGATCAGGGACCTGGCAACAATGTTTATGCACGCATCCGCGCACACGATAAGGCAGCCACAGCTGGCGGTGGTGCACGCTCAGCCAGTGTGCTGATGAGTTGGGGGCTGGATGATTTTCTCTACGTCGAGCATTCTACGGCAGAGCAATTATCGTCTGCCAACCGCGATGAGTTCATGATCGATATTGGCAAAGAAGACTATCGTAATTATGGTCCGTTCTTAATCTGGCATCCGCAGGACCCTGGCAGCGCTGGGCTGGACAGTGCCCAGGCATTCAACAATTTACTTGCTGACAATGGATTGATCGGAACGTACGACCAGGTGACAGGCAGCAAGGAAATCAATGCAGGTCCGCTTGCCACAAAGGCAAAGGGTGGTCGCGTGCGACTCGTGCGTGGGGCATGGAACGATGCGTTCCTGGACGAATATGCAGCCTTCCCCAAAGGACGATTCAAGGACCGTGTGGATAGTGGAAGCAGCGCCTTCAATGTGCTTCGGAAGATCGTGGAGGAATTGAAGGATGAGGAAGAGGAGATTGAAGTTTATGAGGAGCGGGTGAATATTTCACCTGTGTAATTTATTTACCACAAAGTGGCACAAACCCCGCAAAGAGCAGCGGGGCAGGTGAACACAAAGGATTTTATGAAGATCGATTTCGGTTTACGTGAACGAGTGGCGAATTATCTGCTTGGCGACAACTACAAGCAGATGAACGAATCATTGGTACAGAGCGAGTTCAACAATGAGATCCTGCAGGAGCGAATGGTGGATCTGGAACTGGCGCTCGAAGATGCCAATTGGATGCGTTTGATGTTCGAAGGGGAGCATGAATTCAGCCGCGATGGCTTGAAAAAGATAGTGGATCTGGCGCGTGTGATGTTCATTAAGAACCCACTGATCAAGCGCGGGGTGATGGTGAAGGCATTGTATATCTGGGCGCAGGGTGTGAATGTCAAGTACAAGAACCCTGAGCTGAACAAGATCCTGCAGGCGTTTTGGGATGACCCGAAGAACCAGGTGGAGCTGACAGGTCACCAGGCGCAGATGTTGAAGCAGGTGGATTACGAAGTCATCAGCAATATTTTCTTTATCTTCTTCACACGTCCATCAGACGGACGTGTGCACGTGCGGACGCTGCCGTTCGATGAGATCACCGACATCATCAGCGATCCTGAGGATGCAAAGAGTCCATGGTTCTATGTGAGAAAGTGGACCGAGAAAAAACTTAACACCAGCACGGGACGTTTCAATACGAAGCAGCGTGCCGCTTATTACCCAGACTGGCACTATACGCCAAAGATCAAGCCCGCGAAGATCGGCAACGTCGAAGTGATGTGGGACACGCCTGTCTATCACGTGAAGGCTGGGGGCATGAGCGGGTGGAAGTTCGGTGTAAGCCAGGTCTATGCTGCAATCGATTGGGCACGTGCGTATAAGGAATTCCTGGAGGATGTTGCCAGCCTCATGCGCGCATACAGTCGGTTTGCGTGGAAACGAATGACGAAAGGTGGGAAGAAGGCAATTGCAGCTGAACGCGCCAAGATGGCAAGCACGCTTATGAGTGGGGGAGCCTCCACGGAAACCAACCCACCGCCTGTCACAGGTGCGATGGCGATCCTGGGTGAAGGCACAGATCTGCAACCCATGCAGGTACGCGGCGCATCGATCAGCCCTGACGATGGCAGGCGTTTGTTGCTGATGGTGGCTGCGGCGATGGGGTATCCCGAAACGATGTTCGGTGATGTGAGCGTGGGCACTTTCGCAACTGCAAAGACGATGGATCGTCCAACTGAACTGGCGATGAAGGAAGGGCAGACCACGTGGACGGACATCTTTAGAAATATTTTCAACTTTGTGATGTTGCAGGCGATGAAGGCAGATGGCGTTGACACGAAGCTCAAGTCGCTGGGAAAAATTGATAGCACCGAAGATAACGGGATCGTCGAGGAGAAGATCGAGTGGAATGATCCGTTGACTGGCATGATGGATATCGACTTCCCGCCCATCCTTGAGAAGGATATCCAAGCGGCAGTGCAGGCTGTTGTCACTGCGCTGACGTTGAATGGCCAGCAGTTGACATTATTGGATGAACAGACTGCCACGAGACTCATTCTGAAAGCGATCGCAGAGGACGATACGGATGAGATCATGGCGGAGTTGTTCCCTGATGGGAAGAACCTCTCCCCCGACCCCTTTCCTAAAGGGAAGGGGAGCAATGGAGATGGGAGTACGAGCGATGCGATTGTGAAAGAGGCAGCCAGGAAGTTGATCGAGGTGATCAAGGCCGAAATTGAAAAGCAGAAGGCAGAAGGCGGAATGCCGCTATGAGTACAGAGCTAACCGCCATGATCGATTTTATGGAGGCGATCAATCGTTCACGAAAGCTGAAGAAGCGTGAACAGATCGAACGCAGGTTGGAGCTGTCATTGCGAAAGGCCTTCAAGGAACAAGGCAGACAGTTCATGAGGAGCTTTAGCCAATTCAAGAACCGATTCGGCGAGGCATTGACGGTCGTCGCATCACCGTTTGGAAGTGACCTCACCCCCAACTCCTTCTCACCTATCCCCAACCCTTCCCTAAAAGGGAAGGGAGAAGGGGAGCTAGCGTTGAAGGAGGCGGTGCTGCCAACGGAGTGGATGTTTGTCTTCCATGTTGTTGCACAGAAGACTTCATCATTGTTCGAGAAGCCCATCGATGCAGCTGTGCAGACTGCGTTGAAACAAGGCGCTTCAAACTTCATTGCGGATCTGGGAATGAACATGAGGTTCGACCTGAAGAACCCACGGGCAGTGAAGTACCTGGATCAGTATGGCGCGCAGCAAGTTACGAAGATCAATGAGACGACGCGTGATTATCTTCAGACGATCATCAAGCAATCAGCTGATGAAGGCTGGAGTTATGACAGAACTGCTGAAGCCATAAGCTCTCGATACAAGGAATTCGAGATCGGTAAGCCACAAGCACACATCGACAGCCGTGCCCATCTCATTGCAGTGACTGAAACAGGCAATGCCGCCATCGAAGGAAACATGATCGTTGCACGCGACCTGCAGGAGGCGGGGATCGTGATGGAGAAAGCATGGAGCACCGTTGGTGACAGTAAGGTCACCGAACAATGCAAGGCAAATGAGGACCAGGGATTTATCCCGCTGAATCATGAATTCCAAAGCGGACACCAGAGACCACTTCGTTTCCCTGGATGCAGATGCGATCTGTTGACCAGGATCAAGCAATAAACCTCACCCCCAACCCCTCTCCTAATGGAGAGGGGAGAATAGGAGTAATTATGGCAGCAATCAAACCGCATAAAACACCTGTGACCAAGACGGGCACATGGGATGGTTCGAAAGCACTTATCGAGGCAAAGAATGATGTGTCGGTCTTGCGATACATGCATGCCTGGGTGAATGAAAGTGGAGATCCTTCCAAGAAGTCATCGTATCTTTTTCCACACCATGAGTCTGGCATCGATACACCTGCAATCATCGCGGGTGTGAACAATGCACTTGTTCGATTGATGCAGTCCAAGCTTCCTGTTGATGAACGACTTCAGGTGGAAGACCATCTTCGTCAACACCGCGTTGATGCTGGATTGGGTGAAGGCATGAGCGGTATCGAAATTACTGATGCGTTGAAGCAGGTCAAGAAGCTGGATGATCTTAAGACTGAAGAAGTAAAGATCTTCACCGATACCATGACGCTGCAGGAAAAATCGAACCTGGCGGAGTGGCTGGAAAGCCGCCTGCATTTGTCGCTAACGCAGATGGCAGATGACATGTTCGGCAGTGGAACATTGACCCGCGATGAACGGAAGATCCTATCTGGTGCGATCGGTGAGGCTTTGGACAGTTATCACAACTTCCTGAAGGAGAATGCTCCGCAGTTGTTCCAGCGCAGGCCTTGGGAAGATGCACCTGGAGAAGGACAGCCCATTAGTGAGGCGTTGAAGGAGATTGTGCTCGTTGAAAGTGCGATTGCATTGGAAGAAAAAGCGGTGCGTGGTGATGGCACTGAGGCTGTGAAGATCATCCAGCCTGGTTGGGGTTCGAGCGGCTTCTATTCCAAGGAGGTATTACAGCGTGATGGAGCGAAGGCATTCCCGAAGGGAACGAAGATGTTGTGGAACCATCCGACTGTCACTGAAGAAGCTGAGCGACCTGAAGGAGATCTCAAGGATCTGGCTTCGGAGTTGGTGAGCGATGCAAGGTGGATGGAACGGGGACAGAAGGGTCCGGGCTTGTATGCTGATGCAAAAGTATTCGAGTCTTTTCAGGGCGCAGTCAACGACCTGGCACCCCACATCGGTGTGAGCATCCATGCGCGTGGCAAAGGAGTCTACGGCGAGGCTGACGGGCGGCAGGGAGTGATCGTGCAGGAGATCATGGAAAGCCCATTCAATCGCGTGGATTAT